TTGTTGTAGAAGAGGTGCTACTAGTTGTAGATGTGCTACTGGTAGTAGATGTTGTGCTAGAAGTAGAAGATGTGCTACTAGTAGTCGAAGTGGTTGAACTTGTAGAGCTAGTAGAGCTTGTAGAACTCGTAGAACTTGTAGAGCTAGTCGTAGAACTCGTTGAACTTGTCGAACTAGTAGAACTAGTTGTACTTGTAGTGGAACTAGTAGAGCTAGTAGAACTGGTAGAACTAGTGCTACTTGATGTAGTACTAGTAGTTGGGGAAGCTGTTGTACTTGTTGTAGTGGTACAGCAGTTCTGCAATACTTGTTGAAGAATAAGTATCTGCTCCTTCAATTCACATATTTGCTCATCAGCCTTCTGAAGAGCTACAGTGGCTGTGTCACAGGTGTTAATTCCTGTGCAGGGGAGATTTGGTCCACTATAACTAACACTATCAGTGGGTAGCAATTGTGTGGAACACGGATCTCCTCCTACGCAAGGAGTAGTGTTCACGAGGGGATTCGTATAGCAGTTATTTTGAGGAGCAGACATTTGTATGTAAGGTTTAAGGAATGTACATAATATAATAGCATCCAAGACCAGGTTGGAAGTTAGGATGACCTAATCCTCCTCCTGCAGAAGCAACGCTAACTGATGTGTTAACGGTTACAGTGGTGGATGATGTTGTATAGTTTACCCCTGTTCCAGTTTGTACCCATGTGTTGGCACTACCTGTTTCATTTGCATCTACAGGATTACCAAATGCAATTGTGTGATTGTGAGGAGCTGCTGTTGAAACAGCAGTTGCTCCATGGGAGTGAGCAGGTATTTGTGGGGTGGTAAGAACAACAGTGTTAGCACCAACTGCCCCTCCTAAAGAATAAGCAGGATTTCCAGAAACTGCAGGATCAACTGCTGGGTTCAAAGGTCCTCCACCCATTCCTGTTGTAGCACCTACACCAACACGTCCTCTTTTATCAGGAGTACCGTTGTTACCGTTACACAAGTAAATCTTTTCAAAAAGACCAACACCTGCACCAGATACATCAAAATTACCACTGATAGCACCATAGTATTCAACTACAGTGAATGGTACCATCTTGGTGTAATACTTAGTGCTGGTTGTGCTAGTTGAAGCTATGTAGGCTGCAATCAGTGCATTAAGGTCAGCAAGCTTTACATAGTTTGTACTAACGTTCAAAGCAAGGGCATCAAGCTCAATCTCCAGTCCACAAATCTTATTGATGGCTGCCTGAAGGATGGCATGAGTTCCAGAAGTAGAAGTTACGCCTGTAAGACAACCAACTGTATAAGGTCCTTCTAGAGCAGCAAAATCAGCCTCGACTTCTTTCAATCGGGTGTCTAGCTCACAGATGGCCTTTATAAGTGCTTGAATTACATTAGGTAAGGTGAGTTCTTCACACTCTACCAAGTTCTTATCTATAATCTCACAGATGATCTGAGGATTGATATTCAATGTTATACCCGTTCCATTTAGGGTGGAGGTGAGAAACTCAATCAGAGCTTGTTCAACATACGAAAGAGAGTCTCCTGTTTTAATACCTAAAACAGGAACATCTATACCAGTATATCGTACACACTGATCTGATACAGTTTCTGTGCAACCATTATAGCAATTTGAACAAGACATTTATTTATATTTTAAAAGTTTAACTCTGCTAGCTATCATATTCACTGTATAGCAAGCAGCGTAATCAGGATTACAATACTTGTAAGTAAGTATTCTTCTATAGTTTATGAGATCCAACATTACCCCTCCAGGTACAGGTTGGTTCAACATAAACACAACGTTATTGTACAAATTGTTTCCAAGCTCTGCCAACTTGCAATCTATATCAGCAAGAAGGGCAGGGATGCTAGCGCATTCTGGACAATTTGTAAGCCTGGGTGATAGCATTTTTTATAAGTTTTCTTCCTTGTGTGGCGGCAGCATTACAAGCTGCACAAAGGCCATTAATCAATTGACATCCGCATCCAAACTTGGCTCCACAGTTTCTACATACAGCCATATTAATAAAAGTTTATTACATAGTTGGTTCCAGAGCATCCACAGTTGTTCTTAATGAAGTTGTTCAACATCATGTCTGCTTGGTTATATAATTTAATTGCTTCTACATCAGCACAGTTATTAGCGGCAGCAATGGCCCCTTGTATAAAGAAATAGATAGAGTTTAAGTCCACCTTTGCTTGTGTCTTAATAGCTCTATCACATTCCATCATATCAAGCTTCATAAATGCACCATCAAACTTCTCTTGTATCTGTTCTACACGCATAATTGACTTCTCTACAAAGTTCTGATATGCAGGAGCTACAGAGTATTTTAAACGATAAACCCCATCAGGTAGAGGTTGATCTACACCGACAGGAGTTATGCCTAGATTTGAAGTGGTGAATATATTAAAGTCGTTGACACTAAATGGTCTAATAAATGTGCCAAGTGCAGGTACAGTTATCTCAATGGACGCACCAGAAACAACAGGAGGATTAGTTGGATAGATAGAAGCATCAGCAACCCCTAGCGTTGTTACGTTGTATGTGGGAATCACTAATATATCTAATTTTAAATCTGCCATGCTGTTTGAAATAAATAAGCCAGAGGATCTGAGTTTTAATCCTCTCACCTCTGGCTTAGGTTATATGATATTGTTTTCCGCTTCTACTCTTATGGAATAAGTGTAGTTGTAGAAGTGGTTGTGCTAGTAGGTGTACCAGTCGTAGTGGACGTAGTTGTTAAACATGGTCCGTTTTGAGCAGTTACAGCACCAAGACCAGCTACAAGAACAGCCTCAAGAGCAGTTTCCATAGCGCTATCTTTCTGAACAGCAATGATTACAGTGCTGTCTTCTTTGATATAGTCGCCCCAGCTGTATTCAGACTTGTTGTACTCGTTGAACTTGATGTAGTAGGTAGTGTAAGTTGTACCATCACTTACCCAAGACTCAAAGTTCTCGTTGTAGCCATTCATTCTGTACAAATGCTTCAAGTAACCAGCTTGATAGCTGTAGAAGTTCTTCTCTAATTGTGCAATCTCTGCAGATGTACCACTAGCGTAGTTAGAACGCTGTACAATTACAGGAGTAGCTACAATGTTACAAGCATCTGCTACGATGAAGTCAGCAGTTGTTGCAGGTCCGTTGTACACGAATGTACGGAACCACATACGGTCATACTCATAAGGGAATGCTGCTACATCACAAGGTTGACCATACTTAGTAAGAGGCTTACCAGTAATAACCAACTTAGCATTCTGATCGTTACCAACACGTTGGAACTCATAGAAGTCAGTGAAAGTGATGTTGTCAGGGTTGTTTCCAGGAGCCTGCAGTAAGAAATGATAGATGATGTCATCAATCAAAGCAGGTACATCAACTAGATCACAAGGATCTCCACCACAGTCACAGCAAGGAGCTTGAACTGTTACGGAACGAGTGAAACCGTTGAAATACAAAGTGTCTAAGTAGCTAGAGTGAGCACGGAGAGTTACGGTAATAACATCACCACACTTCACATTCCAACCACCAACTTCTGTAATCTGAGTGATAGGAGTAGGACATCCGTCCACTTTATACCATTCAGTTACATTGCTGTTACAACCAGCACCAGAAGGACAACCTTTAATCTTATCAGAACGCTTAGAGCCTTGCAGATAAGTGTTTGTACGGCCCTGCGCAACATAAAAGTAAGGAGCAGCAGCGATGTTAGCAGCTGTTGCTAATGTGTAGTCAGCTTTGAAGATACCAACCTGACCAGCTGTTAAATTTTGCGTAGATCCAGAGCTAGGGAGCGCAGTTTGCCCTACTGGTACTACGAACAGCGTAGTTAATGAAAAATCAGCCATTTTGCTTTATTTTAGGTGATTAAAAAATTATTCGTTCGTTTGAATTCTGTATATCGAGTTTTGTACAGCAGATTGGTTTTCAGTGTACATTGCAAGATTTTGTACTGTTAAGTCTAACAACTCATCCTCTAGATAGAGTTCAAGTTCGCAGTCTGCATCAAATGATGGTTGCCCGTCTAACATAACATATCCTGTTTTGTTTATATACACAGGGTAGCGCATATAGGACATGTAGATATCTTTTGGAGTGAACGTACCATCAGTAAAGATGGATATTTCATCTGTCGAAAGGAAGTTGAAAGTCTCTTGGTATTCAAAACTTGGTTTGTAATGGGTGTTATTCAGAATGAACTGAAGGTCACCATGTTTAGCCAGGTCTCTGTTTATCCAAATCTTTCTGTCCTTACACACCCCTTTGTCAGCAAGTACATATGCATCTATATAGAACATATACTTGGGATCAAGCAGGTGTAGATTAGCAAACCATTGATTTAGTTCTGGATTCTTAAGTGTTAGCTTAAGAGGTT